GAGAACAAGGCCCTACAGGAGAAAAAGGTGATACTGGACCGACAGGTGAGAAAGGTGATACTGGACCTACAGGAGACCAAGGCCCTACAGGAGAAAAAGGTGATACTGGACCTACAGGAGACCAAGGCCCTACAGGAGAAAAAGGTGATACTGGACCTACAGGAGACCAAGGCCCTACAGGAGAAAAAGGTGATACTGGACCTACAGGAGAACAAGGCCCTACAGGAGAAAAAGGTGATACTGGACCTACAGGAGACCAAGGACCGACAGGCCCTACTGGACCCACGGGAGAGAAAGGTGATACTGGACCCACTGGTGAGAAAGGTGATACTGGACCTACAGGAGAACAAGGACCAACAGGCCCCACTGGTGAGAAAGGTGATACTGGACCTACAGGAGATCAAGGACCAACAGGCCCTACTGGACCAACTGGTGAAGAGGGTCCTACTGGAGCTACGGGGCCGTCATCACAATACATTTTCTACAATAGTGGGGGTAATCTTACCAATAATAGATATATTCGATATGGAAGTCAAGTTAATGCTGAAATAAATTCGCAAATTTTAATTACAGCATCAGGCACTATTGAAAATTTATATGTTTATTTGTCTGTTGCACCAGGGGTCGGCGATACTCGAACTTTTACCATACGTCTTAATGGTGTCAATACTGCACTTGCTGTTACCATTACAGGAGCAGCCACCACAGGTAGTGATTTGGTGGATTCTATTTCTGTTGTATCAGGCGATTTAATATCTCTATTACATACAGAAACAGGAACCCCGGCGAATGCAGTCGGAATTGCTACTGTAAGTTTAAGTCCAGGATAAGAATAAAATATTTATATATTTTATTCGGTTAATAAATGGTTTGGACTTCCGATATATTACCAATCACTGTTACTACTTCACTTTCTATTATTCAAGATGTTTATATTGTTGATGCATCCGGTGGTGATATAACCCTTACCTTACCCGATATAACAACAGATGGAATGCAATATAAATTAAAACGAACCGATTCGACGCGTGCAAATACAGTTACAATAGAAGGATTTGCACCTGCGCAAACTATTGATGGAGAGGTATCTATTACTCTATCAGTTCGATCTGCTATCGAGGTCCAATCAATCAATACGGTATGGGTGTCACTATTCAAATCAGGAATCCGAAAAATTCCAATTTATTTTAGTAATGGGGGTAGTAATATTAACTCGGGTGCATATTATGGGCAGGGAAATGTAGCATCGGCTTATGGCAAAGTTGAAGTTTTAGTTCCTGCTGCCGGTACAATTACAGCAATGTATTCAACAAAAGATAGTGGTACTGGCAAATCAGGAACTTCAACTTTATACGTAAATAATGTAGCTTCTGCTTTAGCAGTAAGTTTAGGCGATGGGGGTGGAGTTACGGGAAGTGCTACAGGGGCGGTAAGCGTCGCACAATTTGACCGATTATCTATTCGGAATGAAGGACACAGCGGTAGTTGGTCATTTGGAGCAAGTACAATTATGTTTGAACAAGATTAACAACTTACTATTAGTCCGAAATATAGGATAATAATAAACAAAAACTTGTTTATTATTTATTATTATAAATGTCAATCATCTACAAGTACAGAATATACTGTAAAACCGACGAAAAATTTGAATACGTCTGGGATACGACCCCACCCACTATTTGCCCCATTGACGGGGGTCATTCGGTTGAATCAGCTAGTGTATTGGCCATAGATAAAAATTTCTTACGGACAATTACCGCGGATCATAGTCCTTTTTATTATAATAGTTTTTACACCCTAGTCGATACTTCGCTCGGGGATGTAGATATTAATTTCCCCTATACCGAGCTATCGAAAGGAGTAATGATTTTCATCCAACGCGCCCAAGGATCAGCCGGAAATATTACGCTAAATGCATTCGCCGGCGATACGGTGGAAAGCGGGGCGACTTATAACATTGCAACCAATGATTTTTCAACCTGTATTTTCAGTGCATCGGGAAATGATTGGCAGCTCATTGGGATAGAACAAGAAAAGGTTTTAGAGCCTGAAAACAAGGTGCGGGAATATCCTCTATTGAGCGAAAATTCCGGAAGTATTCTGGTAAGTGATGGATTGGAATATATCCCACTTACCATTGACGGTGACGGAAAAACTTTAGTTTCAACAAATAATGAATTGAGCTGGTCGACACCCAACGCAAAACGCTTTAGAAATTTTATGTTTGCAACTTCCAATTTTTCGTCAAGGCATGATCCGATGGGGTGCGCCATTGTAAAAAATGCTACCAAGAATACAACCCGTACATCACTTCCCACAGCTTTTATATTTGAAGGTACGAATGCGGGAGACTCGATCAGTAAAATGAGGGTATTAATATATGATGTTGAGGGAAATATCGGGTCTAATCCTGTGTCGGCTAAAGTTAGTTTAATGACGGGTATTACCGAAATTGCTAGTGTATCTATCGATAACACTGTTACCCCCATTCAGTTACTGTCGAATGATGGTAATCTCCTAGAAACAACTACAATTAATAATCTACCCACTACTTCAAAATCTATAAGAATCCAGTTAGAATTAACCCTGGGTAATACGACGGCAAACTATTACGTAGGTATTTCACAAATTATTTTAGAATTATAATTTCATTATCTTTACCATAGTATATACTTCATTCCCAGCAAACCCCGTAGCATATCCATGTCCGGTGGTGGCTTGGGTGGTTTGGACTCGATGCTGGACTTCATAAGTAGCGGCCGAAGCCACTGTTTCTATAACTGATGCAAAAGTACGAGTTTGTCTCCCCGCTCCCCCCGACGGAGCATCTTCAGAGCTACCCCGAGCAGCGGTTAAACTATTCGTTGTATCACGGATACGAATTGTGTGCGAATCAACCGAATATGCCGGTGCAGAGGCTTCCATACACCACGTTCCCGGTTGAATGGTGAAAGCATTACTTGACAAAGTAACATTGGTTCCACCATAACTATTCAAATTATTAAGATCGCGCGTTTCCCAACTCCCCGACGTGGCCGTTCCACCATTTACACCGCTCGCTTTTTTATCTTTAATCATATACATTTCACCACTTCCGGAAGCCCCAGTTGGCCCTATTTCCCCCGAAGGTCCCGTTGGGCCGGTAGGTCCTACTTCACCTGAAGGTCCCGTTGGGCCGGTAGGTCCTACTTCACCTGAAGGTCCCGTTGGGCCGGTAGGTCCTACTTCACCCGTTGCACCGCTCGGACCCGTTGGGCCGACGTTGCCGCCCACATAAGGTTCTGATTCTTCATGAAATCCACTGGCTATCGATCCTCCCAGCCAGTCACTTCCATCAGAAAAAAGTTCTACGACCGCTCCCATAAATTCCACTCCTCCGTCAGATTTTACACAGTCCGTTTCTATCAGACCATTTGTCTGGTCTACCAATTTAATAACATCCGCTCCTGATGTTTGCAAACATAAACTCCCCGTAGTATCAATGGCACGTAAAAAGGTAAATTTTGTGCCTATACAATCAGTACAATCAGGTAGAGTTAAAGTTACATCTGAAGCACTTTCAACAGTAATTATATTTCCCGACCATAATATATCAACCATTTGATTACTATTCACGTGTACACCTTGGGATTGTACTATAGTATCAGGAGTTATATAAGGTCCCATTTATAATCGCGTTTTTATTTACATAAATAAATGTCTGATAGAATAGTAAAATATAATGTTTGGTGTTTAGAGCAGTTGCAATATACTGTAGCATATGGCACAGAATCTTCTCCACCGACGGCATGTACCGATCCAGCTTCCCATACAAGCCGAGCAATTGATGATACCAAAACTATTGTATGCACTATTATGGATCCCGATAAACAACAAGTAATAATTGCAGAAGAAAACCCTCCAGACGGTGCTCCCCCTACTGGAGGAACTATCCGAGTAATTGGTCTTACTATGGATATGGATTCAGGGCCAGATGTGGTTACCGAACATATAACGAGTCTTGATATTGACGTCTCTGTACTCTCTTATATTGTTTATTCAAATGATGATAATGTGGGTGATTGTATGGACATTGTGGCAGCCAAGGAGACCCCTATAGGCGTGCTGACAGCAACAGCAACCACAAGTGATACCGTACTTTCCGTTAATTCAACTGTTTTACAATATGCTGTAAAGGGATATTTTATTACTTTGGCGTCGAGCCCAGATAAAGATAAACTAGGTTATATTACAGATATTGATACCATAAATAGTACAATCACAGTACAAAATCCGCCCGACACTGAATATTCCGCCGGAACTTCGGTGCTGATTACACGGCATTTATTTGAAAATTGTTATTTCCATAATACTTATCCCATCCACATTGGGCAAGATAAAATCGGAGGATCATATGTTCCAGCCGATACTACTATGCACTTTCTTTATACCAACAAAACGGCTCAAGCAAAAAAATTATGGGTAACGGTAGAGTTTCTCTACTAAGGGGTGATACCCCTTGAACCCCTAGCGATGGGGTTCAATAAGTCTTATGTTTTATATAAATCAAAATTTAAATTAGCCTAATTAGGATAATTTACAAATAAATATAGAATAAAATTAATTACCTAACCTAATCGCTAGGGTTTCAAGGGGAGATACCCCTTAGTCAGTTTGGTCGGCCGTAGTCAAACACAACCATTTATTCTTTTGAATTGGCCCATATTGCTGCTCCATATTCTTTTGCAAATCATTTCGCGATGGCATACGATTCACCAGGTTGGGGAATGCTTGTGTATACCAATCCTTAAACATCATAAATGCCTGGGCCAGAGAAAGCTCATCTTCTTCACTATCCGTCTTTTCAAGATTTTCACTATAAAATTGACGGAATACATCATTGGCGCGTTGATAACACTCGGTCGCTTCCATCACTTCGGGCGGTGGTTGGATACCATGTTTGAGCACATCATTAAGTTCGTTTGCCATAATCCAAATCAACCCAGGAATATAGACATCATCATAACGCTGTTCAATCGTCATATCTGCAAAAAACATCTTTTGAGCGAATTGTTCGTCTTCGTCTTCCGGTACATCTTTATGCCTATAATCGGACTGTTTAATAAATCGTGATTCACAACGAATAACCCGAGTACGGTTGAAAAATGCTTGATCTTGACTATTTCGCGTTGATGGTAATTCGTTCGCGCTCATAATTAACTTGAATTGTGGCGTGATTACATTGGAACTCTTATAATTCCCGCGCGAATAAATCACATCATTACCGGTAAGCTGCTTTACCACACCAATGTTAAATTCTTCACCCGGACTCGGTTCTTGTAAAAATACAGCGCGAATTCCTTTAAGTGATTCGATATCTTCAGTTGTACCCGAAGACTGGGTTCGTTTTCCCGTTGCAATACTTGTATTAAGTGTTGTTGAATACCCATTCTTGAGCCCTAAACATTTCATCAATAAACTTTGAATATTGGATTTACCACCATCCGTATTTCCCACCATCAGCGGGAAATTTTTAAATATATTACCACCTTTGAGTAAACTTGAAAATGTTTGGACCGCAAATTTACGCAACCGAGGATTTACAAACATCTTTTTAAGCATTAGCTGGGTTTCATGGACTTCTTCAGAATCCGCATTCAGCCACGTGGGAAAATGGACACCCGTACATTTCTTAATGCAATCATCCGGCGTTCCATCCCGAAAAATCCACGGAATCTGCGTCATATCTAGCACCCCATTTTTAAAGCACATTAAATTTTTATTTTCATCCAAATTTTCAAGAAAAGTCTCGTTATAAAATAAAATTTTTGCCTGTTCAATAAGCGCGCGTTTAAATGGCATTTGTTTGAGATTCTCCATAATCCGTGACAAATTCTTCATCTTTTTTTCAACCGAATCGTCAGTCCCATCTGTCATACGAATATATTCCGCGCGGCGTTTATTTATAATTTTCACCATTTCCGTACTAATAATTTCATCCAGCTTGAATCCGCGTTCAATTTGATGCCATCGATGATCGCGGAATTCAAACCAAATTGAGTCTTTAATTCCCGCGCAAACATATTTACCATGATATAACTTTTTCAACAAAATGCCCAAGTCATAATGTGTACCTGATTCAGCCTGTGTCACATAATAATTAATTTTTGACTCGCGCCATGCCTTGTATTTGAGCGGATTTTGTGTTTTGGCCCAATAAATTAAAGTGGCAATAGTCCAGTCACGTGTATCATCGAAAGATCCCCATTTTTTCTCACAATCGCCCTCCTGATATTTAGGTGATGTACTACTCCAATTACGCCAAATGGCCAACCCTTGTTCACTGTTTTTACTGATACAACTCAGTACATAACCAGTGCGCACCCACGTTTCATAATCATCGCGATGTTGTGGTTTTAACATTTCCAATAATTTCTCTGCATCTTGTAATTGCTGTGTAAGTTCGACGGGATCATAATTTTGTTGCTGTTCTTGACGCCGACGATATTTATTGATTTTACGAATAACAAGCCCATCAATTTGACTCTGTGTCTGGGCTTTGCGTTTCATAGAACCTTGACGACCTTGTATAGACAACCACATGGGTAGATAATATTCAAGGGGTTTGCGATGAAAAAAATCATCCGAGATAATTTCATGCCATTTGCCGAAATCATCTCGGTTAAGTGTGGTCTCTAGTGTTTTTGTCTCTAGTAAGTGATCAACAATCATTGAAACTTTATAAGTTTGTTGTGATTCCGGCCGGCTTTTAGATCCATACATAACCCATGCGAGACCACGAGTAGGAACCTGTGAATCAATTAGTTCTCCATAATCATCACAGTCTAGTTCTAGGCGACGAAAAATGCCCGATTCCTTGATTTTATCCACTACGCGATTACGAATAATAGTGGATTGAATATCGATATCAGTCACACAATCGGGAAAAACTAAATGGATACCGTCATAAGGTTTATCATGCTTGTAACAAGGCTCATCTTTTTCGAGAACTACACATAATAATTCGCGGTTATTTTCAACCACGAGTGTTTCGCGAATCACTTCTTGATATATACCTACTAGATTTTTAATATCTTTATGGGTATATCCCCGCTGTAATTCATCGCTTTTATAATAAAAATCCAAGTCAACGATAATCGGGATTTCCTGGCTATTTACACGTTCTAGGACACTTAGATGTTCACCTCTTTGAACCGCATCACAATAAAGCGTCCAAAAAGATTCCATATCGTCATATTTGATTTTTAATTTTCCATCGTGTGGTAAACGAATTGTATGGGTTGCTGACGCTACATCATAAACTCGACTTTTTGTAATCAACTCATTTAATGAACCATAAATACGTGGCGCGCTCGCCATCGAAGACGAACCCTCCATTTTTTAAGAAAATATAATAAATAATGAAAAATCATTTTTTATTGCTTCTATGAGCGGCGCTGCACCGAGCACTTAGCACCCATACACAACCACGTAACCCTCACTAATCTTTCAGCAGGTATTCAACCACGCGCTGGGCATTAGCCGTCCTAGTAGAAATATTATAGGTCGCCCAAATTCCACCAATCAACATGCTTAACTGAATCAGGTCGGAGCGTAAAATAAATTTTACCGTAGCTGTGTTATCGAGTGACGAGTCAAGAGGAATGACTTCAACCATGTCATGAGGCCAGTCTTCACGCCAATGTAAATATTCTTTATATATTTGAAGCTGCTTACGAGTAGTATCTGAAAGTTGCGCACGGGATTGGATTCGAATGGTTGAATGTGTATCAGTAATAAGGAGGGATTTATTTTTTAGGGCGATTTCCATTTTATACTGGCATCATAATTTTAGACTTAATATATGGTAATTACCATATATTATACCAAGTCAACTACTCCGCTACCCGACCCCTCATCGTATTCATATTGATGGCCATATCCGCGATCATTCAAAATATACTCGATAATTTGCTGAGCAGAAATATTATCCATACGCGAATACTGTTTATCTATTTTACCCAAATAATCCTTCATAATTTTGCGTTTCTTTTCATGGACATGCAATAAATGCTCCTCAAATGAGGGGTGAACAATCAAGTTATAGACCAATACCTCGTTATTTTGACCCACACGATGCGATCGAGCAATAGCTTGTTCCTCAGTAGCAGGATTCCACCAAGGTTCACACACAATAACCACATCGGCTGCGGTAAGATTCAAGCCAACACCACCACATTTGAAGCTCGATAGAAAAACACGAATTGTTGGGTTTGACTGAAAGTAATCCACCATATCTTGCCGATCTTGCGTTTTAACACTACCCGACAACAACATGGTTTTTACCCCACGATCTTCGATAGTAGTCTGAATCAACTTTAGAAATTCGACAAAAGTAGAAAAAATAAGAACCTTGCTATCGGGATGCTTTTCCAAGATAGACACCACACGCTCGATTTTTCCACTGGATTTCGTGGTTCGAGCATACTCATTCAAATGGGGTAATGGAAAAAAATCAGGATTTTTGAGACAATCAATTTCATCCTGAATTCGAGTGGGAAGATCGCGTGGTTCTCGCGCAATTCGATTAAATGGAACCCGACAATAAGGACATGTTTGATTTTTTTTACTCCATTCTCTGATGCACTCAAAACAAAAAGAATGACCACAAATCAAATATCCAGGAACCTCCTTTTCACATCTACAAATCGCACATTCTTCATCTTTAAGATCCGCGAGTTGATTATCGATAATTTCCTGGTCTTGTTCCTCGCTACCTACGCCTAACATTTTACCGACATAGGAAAAATCAATATCATCATGGGTCTGAACTATATGAAGGATATCTTCGAGCTTTTTTATATTTTTTTTGGCTTTCATAGTTGGACGCATCAAGATATTAGGTGCACAACACACCTGTCGAAGTCGAGTAAACATAGCTAACGGAGCTGCAAAAGTTGCATCACCTTGTTTAAATTGTTTAACCGCATCCCTCAACATACCAATAATCAAGTTGTACATGTTTTTTTCTTGTTGATTGAGGTCAACAAACTCATTAATAATTTTGATGTTTGGAAGGCGAATTGTTGTATCCGAATAGTCCTTCATTAAAATGCGATCCTTTAACCTCAAAATATTATAGAGATGATGAGACCAATCACTACGATGACAGTAATAACCCATAAAACGAAATACGCTATAAAGATCATGGCTATAATTAACGATAGGAGTACCGCTCAAACAAATATAAGAATCACCCACCAAGGTAACCATTGACCGAAACAACCCGGAATTAGTATTGACGAATTTCTGGGATTCATCCGAAATAATACGCCTCCATCGTCTACTGTAAACAATACATTTATTCTTACACCGAGCTGGGTTGGGCTTTTTCACATTCACAATCTTAAATCCATCAGGAATATCAGAACCACGAAAAAGGCCTGGTTGTTCAACCATAAAGTTGTTTTCGGTAATCACATAGCACTCTGGTTTAGTTAAATGAAAGAACTTACGAACTGTCTCATAAGTAGTAATAATCAAGTCGTAGTTGTCCAAACTTGAAGCTGAAGTCTGGCTGATGTCACAGTATTCAGGATGCAATATAAAATAGTTAAGTTTACCTGAATAAAACCGCTTTGTATCTGCGACCCAAACTTGAATGTTGGATTTATTACATACCACTAGTGTAGGTTGTTGTGGTTGACGAGTTTGGTATATTAATTCCAAGCAAGTTCGGGTTTTACCAAGACCCATTCGGAAAGCCAGCAAACCACCTCGAATACCCTGGAACGACCTAGATTCCCATTCACGAAAGGTTTGTACTGCCTGTTCTTGGTGTGGAAATAAAGGTGGGGGAGGAGGTGGAGGTAAAGGTATTCTTCGACGTCGAATAATCATTGTTTTTTTGTTGAGTTTTGCCAAA